GTATTAATGGTGTGATCCAAGAACCTACAACTGATTACACGGTAAGTGGAACAAACATTACCTTTACTACGGCTCCTACTGCTGGTGATAATTTCTTTGGAGTAGCTATGGGTGAACAGTTGGCTATTGGTACGCCATCAGATGCTACCATAACAGCGGCTAAATTAGATACTGCTATTCTCACAGGACATACGGATATAGGTGCAGCAATTGCTGATGCTGATTTACTTTTAGTAGACGATGGTGCTGGCGGTACACTTAGGAAAACAGCAGCTTCAAGAATAAAAACTTATGTTGAAGCTTCTGCAATGGCCGTAACTGGGAATGTTACTGCTACAGGAACAGTTGAACCTGCTGGTGATACATCTGCTGGAGACAATGCAGCTATAGGATACACAGCAGGGGAAGGATTGATATTAACCGGACAGGGCAGCACTGACGATATCACAATTAAGAATGATGCTGATACTACCGTCCTGAATGTAGCTACTGGTAGTACAGATATAGAAGTATCTGCTGGTGATCTTATATTTGGTACTGCTGGTAAAGGTATTTGCTTAGGCGTTACAACTAATACTGATTCAAATACTTTAGATGATTATGAAGAGGGTACGTTTACACCAACTTTAGTTGCAGCATCTGTCAGCGGATCAATTAGTTATAGCGCACAACTTGGACGATATATTAAAACTGGAGATAATGTTTATATATCAATTAGGCTTATAACTACTGGTATTGCATCTAATAGCGGAAATATTCATATTGCCGGTCTTCCGTTTACGGCCCATGCCTCAAATTCTGCGGAGGCTTATGCAGGATATGCAGTAGGTCTAAATATTACTGCTGGTCATCATGTTTCTGGCAGGGTCACTAATGGTGGTAGTATTATCCCTTTATATGTCTGGGATGTTTCTACAGGAACTTCTTTGATGCAGATGAGTGAATGGACCGCTGATGGTGATCTTGCGATAAATGTTACATATGAAGCAGCCTAAATAGGAGAAAAAAATGGCCTTAATTGAGAAAACAATAGTAGATAAAATTGAAATTGTTGGCACTTATAAATTTGTTCAAGTTCGTGAAGATAAGCAAATTGTTGATGATGCAACAGATGAAGTGAAAGCGCACGGCCAATGGCATCGTTATATTTTAACACCAGCAGATGATATATCTGGTCAACCTGCTGATGTACAGGCGATAGCCAACGCTGCTTGGACAGATGAAATAAAAGCTGCATACTCTGCACATCTTGAAACTGCTACAACATTCTGAATAAGAATTGTAAATAATCCTAAACCATAATGGAACAAGTAGTAGACATAAATCGCACTTGGAGAACTGAACATAAGAGAGCATAACATGAAAAAGAAATTTTATAATTTCCCAAAACTACGAAAGACTTTTTTCTCATTCTTCAGTGTAATAGCATTGTCAGGAATGCTTTTACAATGTGACTCTACAAAAGCTATAGCAGCAACCTGTGGACCACAACATGAAGAGATGTTGGATACAGCAGTACGCATTAATACTGCAGGTTCTGGTACAGTTCTATATTCAAAACAACATGAAGGTAAGTGGGAATCATATATCCTAACCAACTACCATGTAATTGGTGATCAGATTACCATAAGAGAAGTATGGGACGGTATGAAAGGTAAGAAGGTTAAACGGGAAACTAGGGAGCCTGTAACTGCATTCTGGTTTGACTATGTACGTTGTTCTCGTTCAGTAGGTACTCGTGGTCGTATAGCAGATATCGTAGCACATGATGAGCAAAGAGATTTAGCTCTACTTAAACTACGAGATACAGAGCGTGGTGTAGTACGCATTGCCTATATGCTGCCAGAGAAAGAGTCACCTAAACTAGGCCAGACTGTATGGGCAGTAGGGGCAGGATTAGGGTTTCCACCTTCCATGACTTCAGGAGAAATGGCTTTTGCTGAACAGGTTATTAATGGCTATAGATATCAACTAGCAACTGCTCCTATTATCTTTGGTAATAGTGGTGGTGCATTGTTTGCTTACTCTGATATACGTAAGAAGTATGAGATGATTGGTGTACCTTCCAGAGTATCAGCGGCTGGGTTTCAAGCGGTAACTCATATGGGTTGGTCTATTCCTACAGAGACAGTACATACATTCCTACGAGATAACTTTCACGGTTTCATTGTAGGAGATAAATATCTAAAGCCAGAGAATAGAAAACCTAAATCTGATAAAGAGAAGAAGTAGTATGCAAGACATAGAACTTCAAGCGTACATTAATGCTCTTATGGATCAGCGTAATACTGCACTAAATAAACTTGCAGAAGTAATGTCTAGTAATTTTGCTTTAAATAAAGAATTGCAAAAGTTGAAAGAAGTAAAAAAAGATAGTGAAAACCTTGTATACTAACTAAAAGGAAGTAAAAATTATGATGGCTAAAGTACCAGACAATGTATTTACTGGTTATAACCAAGATAAGTTAAGAGAAATGGCAAAAAGCTATGGGTATCCTGGTGAAGACTTAGCTAACTTTGGTAGTTTTCTTGAACAAAATCCTGATGTAGCCTCTCGTTATTTTGCTCAACAGAATGCAGATGTACGAAACGGAGATGAAACTATACGTAGGTTTCAAACCGGAGGTATTGTCGTGCCAGGAATTGCAGACCTTTCTGCACAAAGAGTACAGGTTCCAAGTTTAGTTGAAGGAGCAGCCTTTGAAGCAGTCGCTACTCCTTTTGAGGGAGCACAAACAATTACTCCTGCAGCAGGACAAGTAACTACAGATGTTACTATTCCTGCTGCTACTCAAGTTCAAGCTGCACAAACAGTAGCTCCTACTGCTGCTACTGCACCACAAGTTACTGCTGCTGCTGCTACACCAGACGTAAGAGATGTAGCTGTTCAAGCTGCACAAATACAAGCTCCCTCACAAACTGTTGAGGCACAGCAACAGGCATTAACTAATGTTGCAAACTTACAAGCAGTACAACAAGCACAGGCTGCACAGGTACAACCTCCTACTGCTAGGGCAGTACAAGCTGGAGAGGTAGTAGCTGCTCCTACAGCACAGGCAGTACAAGCTGCTGAATTTATTGAACCTGCAGCCCAAGCTGCTGTAGCGGCTCCTACTACAGAAGCTACTGTTCAAGGACAACTGGCTTTACTACAAGAACAGTTTGAACAAGGGGCAGTTCCTCCTTGGGCAAGAGGAGCAGTTCGTGCGGCAGAACAAGTTATGGCAGCAAGAGGACTTGGTGCCAGTAGCATAGCCGGTCAAGCTATCCTTGATGCTGCCATTGAACAATCTCTACCCATAGCACAATTAGATGCCCGTACTGTAGCTACCTTTGAAGCACAAAATTTAAGTAATCGTCAACAGGCAGCTATGGCTCGTGCTCAATACAGAGCACAGTTTATGCAACAGGAATTTGATCAAGCATTTCAAACTCGTGTAAGGAATGCAGCTACGGTATCTGATATAGCTAATCGTAACTTTACTTCTAATCAACAGATTGCATTGGAAAATGCTAGGCTTACACAAACTGTGGACTTACAAAACTTATCAAATTCACAGGCTCTAGTCATGGCAGAAGCTGCTGCTTTATCGCAGTTAGATATATCTAATTTAAATAATAGGCAACAGGCTGCTGTACAGAATGCCCAGAATTTTTTGCAGTTAGATACACAAAATTTAAATAATAATCAACAGGCTGCAGTTATTAACTCACAACAGCAGACACAAGCATTGCTAACAGATGCAGCGGCAGAGAATACTGCCCGTCAAATTAATGCTAGAAGCACACAACAATCGGATCAATTTTATGATAATCTAATTTCTAGTATTGGTCAAAATAATACAGCACAATCAAATGCCATGAACCAGTTTAATGCTGGAGAAGTAAATGCTTTACAGAGATTTAATTCAGAAATTGTAAATCAAAGAGAACAGTTTAATGCACGTAATCAACTTGCTATTGAACAGAGTAATGCTGTATGGCGCAGAGAAATTGCGACTGCAGATACTGCTGCCTTAAATTTTCAAAATCAACTTAATGCTCAGAACCTACTTAATATAAGTAATGTTGCCTATGATAATTTATGGCAAGAGTATAGAGATGTTTTAGAATTGGCCTTCTCAGCAGGAGAAAGTGAACTTGATAGGATTTCTACTTTACAGATTGCCACACTTAATAATAATTCTTCCAGAGATTTAGCAGACTTCAAAGCAGATAGAGAAGACTCTAGAAGTATTGGTGGTTTTATAGGTAGCGTATTTAAAGATTCATTGACAGGTGTTGTGAAAGGCTTGTTCGGAACAGCATAAAGGAGGATAAAAATAGATAATGGAAATTGGACTTACCAATAAAGTGCTTGATGAAATGGTTAAAGCTCGTTTAGAAGAACTTGCTGCTGTACAAGAACCCACACCAAGTTCTGCAGCCCTAGATGAAATAGCTCTTATGACTTCGGGACTAGATGCAGCTACTATAGCTCATTTAGAACGCACAATAAAAAATACACGAAGCCGAACAGCGCAAGCAGTAGGTCTTACCACCAAAGAATTTTGGGAAGAGATAACAGAAGACATCGAAGAACGGGAAGTAAAAAGAGGTATAGGTAGTCCCAAAGCTAAGTCTCCTATGCCAGAACCCAAAGGTCCAGATACTCCACAATTAGCACACTTACAAACGGTAAATAAAATGTTACAAGATTTAAGAAGGCAAGCACATATTCCAATGGATGAAGGAGAACAAGCTAGTGCCTAATTTTGATACTGCCAGATTTCTTGCTCCCACTCCAGGCATGTCTCTTACGACAGAGCCTGGAAATAGACCTTGGGAAAAACCAGCAAAGTATCCTGACTCTGCTGATGCATTAAATTTTTATATAAAAGAACTTTCTTTTAAAAACAAAGTACATAAGCTGTTTGATGTTTTAGAAAGAGGATTCCCTGTAACTGCTCTCGTAGACTCTATTATTGTAGCGGGAGTAATGGAGGGACTACATACTCTTGATGTAGGAATAATAATTGCTCCTGCTCTATTTCATTTTATAACAGGACTAGCTGATGTTGTAGGCGTTGAACATAGAACAGGATTAGAAGAGGCTTCAGGAGAAGATGGGACATTGGTTCATGCTGCCATAAAAGAATCAGAAGAAGAAGAAGAAATGGAAGATGAGCCAGATGAACTTATAGAAATTGCTGAAGAAGGACTTGAAGAAATTCAAACAGGCTTAATGGCAAGACCATCTATTACTGAACAAGGAGAAGAGTAATGGGATTTAGTTTTCTAGGTGCGCTTGGTGGTGCCACAAAACAACTTACTACTGAAT